GCATTCTTTTTTACAGGCATTCTAAAGTGGATCGTGATCTTTGCTCCACTGGCAGCAATCTTTGGAATTGCTATGGTGTTAGGAAATGATCCTAGCAAAGGTGTAGCACAATTATGCTTACACGGGTTCGCAGCATTGATGGGATTGAGTTTCGCTACGATCTTTGCTGTATTCACTATGGGTAGTATTGTGTCAGCATTCATGGGTGCAGCGATACTGTTTGGGGTGATGAGTGGCTATGGTTACTTCACGAAACGTAATCTAGATAGCGTGGGCAAGTTTATGTTTGTTGGATTGATCGCTATCATCATTGCTAGCATTGTCAACATCTTCATCGGCTCGACTGTCATGCAGATGGTGATCTCAGCTTTGGCTATCGTCATCTTTTTGGGACTGACTGCTTACGACACGCAAAAGATCCGTGAAGAAGTTAGTTTAGATACTAGCGATGTCGTTGAAATTCGCGGTGCATTGACACTGTACATGGACTTTATCAACTTGTTCTTAAGCTTGTTGCAACTTTTTGGAGATAGGAAATAAAATGAACGCACATAATGATATTAAAACACAATTGGCAGCATACGAAGCTGAACATACTAAGTTTGAAGCAGGTAATGCAGCAGCAGGAACCCGTGCCCGTAAAGCATTGGGTGAACTAGCTAAAGCAGTCAAGGCTCGCCGTAACGAGATCACCGCTGAAAAAGCAGCAAGAAAAGAAGCTAAGGCTTAAAGTGGAAACAGTGCAGGATATTTGGGAATCAATTGCGAAACCCAAATATCCTACCTTAAATACATTACAGTTGAGTGAATTAAAATATCGTGCATCTATTGATTGGTTCCACGATAGAGACACAGAACTCAATAAACTGTTTGACCAATATGTAATGATGAAGAATTTATTGGATATTAGTTATTAGGAATAAATACATATGTTGCAAAGAGGCAACTAATAGACTTTGGTCTCGTTGAGCATAAACGATAGATGCTTTGAAAGGAACATATGTATAAACTTTATCAAATAACCAATACGGTCAACGGAAAATCGTATATAGGTATCACGAAACTTTCCATTAATGAGCGATGGGAAGTTCACATCTCTAATTCAAGAAAACCTAAATATCCATTACATTATGCTATTGCAAAGTATGGGTCAGAATTATTTTCCATTATTTTATTAGAGGAAAATACTGATAGAAAATATATCAGTAACTTTGAAGAACCTACAATAAGAAGATTAAAAACACACATATCTGAAAATGGATATAATGTTGCTAAAGGTGGGTACGGTGGCGATTTAGGACCTGAAGCACAAGCAAAGCGATTGGAAACTATTAAAAATTACTCACCTGAAAGAAAAGCAGAGTATCAAGAAAAATTGCATAAACGCAATTTAGGTAAGACAAAAGAAACTGATGCCGGAAGAATGTCACAATCAAAAAAGATAAAAGGTAATTCTTTTAGAAAAGACATCCCGCATGACAATGAATCTAAATTAAAAATCTCTAAGGGTAACACGGGTAAAAATAGATCACCAAACTCTATTGAAAATTATCGCAAGGCTGCTAAAATTAGGGGAGCAGCACACTTTGCAGGAAAAAAGATTTCTTGCTTGTGTTGCAAACGAGATTGGGATATTGGTAACTTCACTCAGCACATAAGGAAAAATAAAAATGTCATTTAACAAAACTAAATCAGACCCTGAATTAGGTCAAAAAGTTCACGAACACCTAGTTAAGATGGGTGTTGAGACACCTACTATTAATAATGGGTTGAGTAGAACAGACAAAATTGAAATTATTGAAACAAAATTCGCAGATATTATGAATGCTCTGGGACTTGATTTGACAGACGATAGTTTAATTGAAACCCCCAAGCGTGTAGCAAAAATGTATGTTGGAGAAATCTTTTGGGGGCTTGATTATGATGCATTCCCTAAATGCACAGCAGTTGATAACAAGATGAAATACAATGAGATGGTGTGCGAACGCAATATCAATGTACAATCAAACTGTGAACATCACTTTGTAGTCATCGACGGGCTAGCGACTGTAGCATATGTTCCCAATCAGAAAGTGCTTGGATTGAGCAAAATCAATCGCATCGTAGAATACTTTAGCAAGCGTCCACAGATACAAGAACGATTGACCGAACAAGTATTTCACGCATTGCAATATATCCTTGAGACAGAAGATGTCGCGGTCATGATTGACGCACAACATTATTGTGTTAAGAGTCGTGGCGTAGAAGATACTGGCTCTAGCACTGTCACAAGTAAACTAGGTGGCGGATTCAAAAGTGACCCAGCAGCAAGAGCAGAATTCTATCAATTGGCTCGGGGCGGGAAATGATATTCAACCGTATCAAAGAACTGAAACTACAAGGCCTCAAGATAGGTATCGTGTTCTCGCAATTTGATATCTTACATGCAGGACATATCGCAATGCTTAGTGAAGCTAAGAATCATTGCGATTACCTCATTGCTGGATTGCAGAATAACGCACAATGGGACAGACCCGAAAAGAATGCGCCCATACAAAGTATCGTTGAGCGCCAGATCAGTTTAAGTGCTGTCCGTTTCGTAGATGAGATAGTTGTTTACAATACGGAAAAAGATTTGGAAGACATACTGTTGACATTGCCAGTAGATGTGCGTATACTAGGGGTTGAGTACATGGAGAAAGACTTTACTGGTCGTGCAATCTGTGAGAAGCGTAGGATTGAATTGATATTCAACAGTCGTGACCACAGTTTCAGTAGTAGTAGTTTGCGTAAACGTGTAGTACAAGCTGAATCTAAGGATAAATAGAGATAGCGGTCTCGGCGTCATCCCGCTTTAAAAATTCTGCTGCCTATGCTATAACATAGGAGAACAACATGGCAAAAAAATATTTCAGTACAAAAACTTACAAACAGATAGGTCCAGTAGCTTATCGTCAATGGCGTGCAGATAGTCATTGTAACATGATTCATGGTTACGCAATGTCGTTTCATTTTGAATTCGAAGCAGATACATTGGACGCACGAAACTGGGTCACTGACTTTGGTGGACTAAAGCCTCTCAAAGAAAAATTAGAAGAATGGTTCGATCATACATTGCTAGTCGCACAAGATGACCCGATGCGTGAACATCTACTTGAATTGGGTAGACTTAAGCTAGCAAAGATCACAGAAGTAGAAAAGACAGGATGCGAAGGTATTGCTGACTTCTTATATGAATATGTTAACACAATCTTTTTGCCAAACTGTGGTAGCGAAGAAGCTAAACGTGTCTGGTGCTGTAAAGTAGAGATTAGAGAAACAGATAGTAACATGGCAGGTCGTCAAGGTCATAGGGAAGATAACGAGTTTTAACATGGCAAAATTAAAAATAGCAGAACTATTTTACAGCATTCAAGGTGAGGGTAGATACATGGGTGTCCCCTCAGTCTTTCTACGCACGTTTGGATGTAACTTCAAATGTGCAGGCTTTGGTATGCCTAAAGGTGAACTGAGCCAAGAAGCAACTAATATCGATGCGACAAAGTATAGTGATTACAAAATGTTACCGCTTGTCAGTACAGGTTGTGATAGCTATGCAAGCTGGGATCCTAGATTCAAAGATTTGAGTCCAATGCTTGAAACTGATAGTATCGTTGATAGTATCATGGAAATGCTACCCCACAAGCGTTGGTTAGATGAACATCTGGTCATCACAGGTGGTGAGCCATTATTAGGTTGGCAGCGTGGTTATGTTGATTTACTTTCACATGAAAATATGAAAGGCTTGCAAGAACTGACTTTTGAGACTAACGGCACACAATCATTACATCAGGATCTACGATTCTTTCTGAATAAATGGTGCAGCAGTCGCAGCATGGGTTCTATCACGTTCAGCGTCAGTCCTAAACTAAGTATCAGTGGTGAGAAGTGGGATGATGCTATCTGCCCAGACATAATCTATGAGTATAGCCAAGTTGGGCATACATATCTAAAATTTGTAGTAGCTACTAACGAGGATATGGAAGAAGCTGAGGAGGCAGTAAATGCGTATCGTAAGAGGGGTTTTCGTGGTCATGTTTATCTCATGCCTTGTGGTGGCGTTGAGCGGGTGTACAATCTTAATAATAGGGCAGTGGCAGAAATGGCAATGCGAAAAGGATGGCGGTATAGTGATAGACTACAAGTGCCGTTATTCAAAAACGAGTGGGGCACTTGATGCCATCAAGTGATTGGACTACGATATCGGCTAGTGACTATCATTTTAAAAGATGTATTATGGGTAGAAAATTAAAGTTTACCCTTATCCCTAGACGTTGCTATGTCACAAAGCGTATAATATGGTTAGAGAGTGCATATCGTATTACCGCAGGATATCCAGTAGGGTTTGCAGATTGGTTGTACGAACATCGGTGGTATGATAAAGATGAATATTTAATAGCAAGATTAAAGGATTTAATATGAGATTTGAGATGCGTTGGCTTGTTACACCAAATTGGGATGAAGGTCCTGAGAAGATATTACAATATCGATATGAACATGAAATAACAGATTACAGTATACAAACTACAACAGGTTCATTTGTAACTAGAAAA